GTTCAGCGCGCCAGGCAGCCCTGACCAGAAAACCCCATACCCCTGACAGCGTCGCGAACGCTCGAGTTCAAGTCGCTCGCACGAAGTACGTGCCGTCAGCACCGTAGAAGGCGACTGGATCCTCGCCTACCAGGTACACAGTCCCGAGTCGCGAGCCACCACGATGGATCTCGCGCATTGATAGTGGCTTACGATGCACGACGCGCACCATGCGCAGGCGCTCATCATAATCATCACGCGTGCAGCGCTTGAAGCTATAGCCAAGGTCAAGCAGTTGCGCGCTCATCGATTCCACGCATGATCTGGATCCAGTGCCCGGCCATCAGCGTCGCAACCCTTGATCCGGAACTTGCCGCCTTGCTTGCGAATACCATTTTGTTCTTTTACCTGCGCGTCATGCTGTAGGCAAAGCGTCCGCAGATTATCGAGCCGATCCGCCGGCGTTGGTATCGGCGATCGCGATCGCGTTTCAATATGGTCAGCGACAACGCCTGGCTGCTTGCAGCCTTTCACGACACAACAATGGTTGTCGCGATCCAAACAGGCATCTCGCAGCCTTTTCCAGTGGGCGGAATGGTAGTAGCCGCTGCTCATCGAATCGAAATTATTAGCTCGGCGCGATAGATCGCGCCTGACTTCATCGTGACAAGCACGTTGACCGTGTAAATCTCCCCGAGTGTGCCGCCGCCGATCAATGCCAGCGCGGTGAGCGCAGCAGGCGCCGATGGCGTGACGGTGAGCAATCCATCCGGCGGCGCGGCCTGCGTCCAGCTCACGCTTTGAATCGTATCCTCGCTGACCGCCGGCGGCGCTATGGCAGTCCATGTTACGGAGCCATCAACGACGGTGCCGCCGGCACTCATCGGCCATGCTGGTTGATTGAGTCCAGTTTGACCGGCCCCGCCTGCCTGATAAACGAATCCAGTGTCGTTTGTCGGCGTGGGCTGAATCAGCTGATTCGCCGCAATCGAGATGCCTGCGGCCCACGGCATCACCGCGACATTGCCGACATCAACGACGTACGGCAAATTTTGGCCGGCGAATTGACTCAGCTCGACCGGCGTCGCGGCATTGACTTGAACGTCGGTCATTCAGCTTTTCCAAATAAATCGAATGATGCGAGGGCTCTGCGGATCTGTGATCCGAATCCATTCAGCCTGATTGATAAAGCGAATCGGCTCCTCAATGCTGGTCAAAACAATCGGCGCTGGTGCATCCACCAAGACGACATGCGGATCATTGCCGATGAGCGATATCACGACGCCAGGCGGCGGCACGATATTCAGCCGCGGAATGACCGCGAGGTTCGGGAATATATCGACCTGCGGCCAGCGCCGCTTGAAGTAGGTGGGCTCCACGAATGGCGGCAGACCCGCCTTGATCAGCACCGCGACGTTTGCCGGCAAATCCGGCTGCGTCCATTTGCGAATCGTGAGCTGCGGATCGATCGGCAGCGGCGGCACTCTGACCGGCAGATTCACCGCAATGTTCGGCCAGATATCGATCTGCGGCGCGACTCGGCGCGTAAGCTGCGGCTCGATGGGCGGCGCAATCGCGATTTGCGGCGGCGCTTGCGCTGCGAGATTCGGGAAAATCTCGATCTGTGGCGCGAGTCTGCGCGTCAGCGTCGGATCAATCGGCGGCGATATCAGAACCGGCGTCGGCGCCAGTGGCGCGGCGATATTCGGATAGACATCGATTTGCGGCGGATAGCGTTTTGCTATCTGCGGCTCGGTGAACGCTCGAGGTATCAGCGGTGCTTCGACCGGCTCACGGATCGCGACATTGACCGGCTGATCAATCTGCGGCGGCAGGCGCTTCGTCGTCGTCGGATCAATCGGCGCCGGTATCGAAATTGCCTGAACCTGACGGACGGCAATGTTGGGTGCAATATCCGGCGCAGTCCATTTGTGCGCGGATGGCTGCCAATCGAGCGGCGCCGACGGTACATATGTCAGTAACGGCGCGTTTACCGCGACGTTTGGATACAGATCAATCTGCGTCGCCGGCTTTCGCGTGAAAGTCGGATCCAGATACTCGCCGGCAAGCTGTATGGTCTGGAACTGGACCGCGATGTTCGGCGCGAGGTCTATCTGCTGGGCTGGACGCTTATAGTAGGTCGGATCAGCATCTTGGAAAACTATGAGCGCATTGATGGCGGATGCCGCCAACGCAATATTTGGCGCAAAGTCGATTTGTGGCGCTGGGCGCTTCGCGATCTGCGGTTCAATCGGCGGCGGCGCAACGCGACTCGGCGGTTGTTGCTGTATCGCCAGATTCGGAAACAGATCCGGCTGCACCCATTTAGCGGGCGGCAGCTGGTCAAAGTCCGAAACGTTGCCTATGGCCGGCGCGAGCATCAACGCGACATTCGGCAGAATGTCGATTTGCGGCGGTAGGCGCCTGTAGTAGGTCGGCTCGACGACCTTGGCAATAGTCAGCGCGTTGACGTTTGGCGCTGCAGGCAGTACCGCCAGATTCGGAAAAACATCGACCTGGGGCGCCTTGCGCAGCCACGGGTTTACATAGAACGCTGCCCGGGTAATTGGCTGCGGCGGTGCGAACGCCGCTAGATTCGGAAAGACATCCAGCTGCGGCGGCAGACGTTTGGTAAGCGTCGGCTCGACAACACCTCTTGGCAGTAACGGCGACTCACCTGGTTCGCGGATCGCAACGTTGACTGACAGATCTATCTGCGGCGCCGAACGCTTGGCTGTCGTCGGATCAATCGGCGCAGGAATCGGCGTCTGCGGCGGAGGCGTCGTGGTGGCCGCGATATTTGGCGGCAGATCGATCTGCGGTGGCGCTCGTTTGATGAGCTGCGGATCGAGATATTCACCGGCCAGCTGTATGGTCTGTAAATTGACCGCAATGTTTGGCGATAGATCAATCTGCGGCGCGAGCCGCTTGTAGTATGCCGGCTCGGTCAGCGTGGCTGGCACATAGACGACCGAAGGTACCGCGGCGGCGACGTTCGGGAAAACATCCGCCGGCGTGAATCGCTTATTCGCGACGTTGACGTAAAGCGGCGCGCGAATTACCGGAACAGTCTCAGTCTGCGCGGCCGGATTCGGAAAGATATCCGGCGGCGGCGATCCGCGCTTGGCGAGCGTCGGCTCGATGGGCGGCGGCGGTATGAACGGCGGCGGCGGCGAATTGGCCGCAATGTTCGGCAGCTGATCGAGCTGCTGCTGCGGCCTGGGATAGAACTTGGTGTCGTAATCCTGCGCGATGACCAGCGCAGCCGGACCTTGGGCCTGCACCGCCACGTTCGGCACAATATCCATCTGCGGCGGTTTCCGCGGATAGATGTGAGGCGTCGTCTCTTGCTGAATTATCAGCGCATCGGCCGCATGAGCTGCGACCGCGACATTGACCGGCTGATCGATCTGCGTGCCATGCTTCCAGGGCACATTGACGATGAGCGGCGCGCGCCCAACAATTACCGTTGCGGCCGCGGCGATCGCGAGAATCGCGACATTGACGGCTAGATCAAGCGCGCCGCCTTGATACCTGCGATATGTCGTCCAAGTGACGCAATCGCTAGATGCATTGAATGGGATCGGGACTGGTGGATCAATGTAGCTGATCCAGGGTAGGTCGATGCCGGCCGCGTTGTCCTGCGGCACCCACCCTAAATCATCAGAGAGTGGATTCCCATTGTTCTGAGTGATTGCCACATTACTCGCTCACCGTCAGGACAATGCCAGAATACGTGCAGGCACTCGCCGCAGCCTTCGGCAACTCCAGAAAATTAAGGCAAGCATTGTCGTAGACCTGCTGCAGATTGAACGCGCTCGCGACGCCATCGATGTTCAGCATCAAATTTGCGATCGGGCAGGCCAGCACGGCAATTGGATGGCCGACGCAGATATCGCCCGTCCCGCTCGTAACATCCGCCGAGAGCTGCACTTGCGTCATGGCCTTGACGCCAGTATCGCCGCTTGCCAATGGCATGAACCAGTTGCCGAGCGCAAGATCGATCTGATTTTTTGCGCACGCGCTGATGCCGGCGATCGATGGGATAGACTGCCCCGTGGTGCCCCCCTGGTTGGTGTACTGGCAGACCGTCCAATTGTGCGCGACGGCTGCGAGAACGGTGCCGGTGACGGCAGGATAAGCGAAATTTCCGGCAATCGAATCGAGCGATCCTGCTGTTTGGTCCTGATAGCGCGAGTATGTACCGGTTACGGACTGGGTCGTCGTCGCCGTCATCGTCACCGCGCCGCGAAACAGCAAGTCATACAGCAGCAGCGAATTCGGCGCTACAGTCGCTCCCACCTGGGCGTTGACGAAATGCCCGCTGTTCGCATTCACGACCGCGTTGATGTAACCCAAATTGCCGGCAGTCGAATTCGTTGGCGATGTCCCCGTTGGCAGAGCGGCGCCTGCAGAGCCGGCCACCGGCTGCGCGCCATACATCCAGGTATCCATCGCTCCATTGATCGCAGTTGGTGCGGTGCCGGTCTTATTGAACAGCATCGTGACAGACTTGCCGGACGTCTTGGCAGTAATCAGAGCCGAGAGGCCACTATACGATCCACGCTGCCGCCAGAAACGTCGCAGGAACTTTTGCCGTTCAATCCGCCGCACGAGCTCGCGGGCGTAATCGGCCGGCCGCAACTCACTCGAGCCTCTATACTCGCCGCAAAAATCACCGCCGCCGGTGACATAAACCGCACCAGGCACGCCGGCGAGTGCTACCGGCGGTCCATACCAATTACTAAACGAAAAAGAAAGATTGCGCACAGCCTGCGCCCCGAGCCAATTCTCAAGGCGCTGGCTGTGTGGTGTCATCTTGATTCGATTCGAACCGATTTTACATCGGCTCGTACATGATTACCGCAGACTGCGGGCCGCTCGTGACACCGCCGGCCGTTGATGCAGACAGGCTCGATTCGGACACCGAGACCGTCTGCCCGATGATCCACCATGCTTCCGAGAGATCAGCCGGCTTCCATCTCGCAATACCGCCCAAGGCATTGACCGACAGCGGCAGCTGCGCAGTCGTGGTCGTGTTGCTGCGCGAGGGGCCGGTGGTAGCCGCGACAAAAGTTAGCGGCAGCGTGCCAGGAGCCACGTTCATCGAGCCGGCCATCGGACCGTCGCGATTGGGAGCCGCGAGCGCCGTAGGCGTGGCGCCTAGCACCAGGTCGCGCGCGAATACATTGTTGTTCACGTTCGTCGAGGACGTGCCGAGGCCTTGAATGAAAATCTCGGTGATCTGCAAGCCCTGCGTCGCGCTGTTCGCGCCCACGGCCATGTATGTGCCATTCGCGAGCGTGCTGTTGTCGGCGGTCGCCGTCGGCGTGAAAGAAGGAACGGAGAATAAACGGCGTGACATGTTGGCTCCTTAAGGGACGATGATGGAAACAGATTTCGGCGAGTTCGGGTCAAACATTTCGCCGCGACTCGCCGAAGTCATCGCAGCAGCAAAAAGCGCCTCTTTGGTCCGATGCACGTAGCCGGCGTGCGTCCGCAATCTCCCGCAGCGGTCGCAAATGTAGTGATCGCAGAGCTTGCAGTATTCCCGCGGCCGCGTGCGCAGCGGATTTTTCTTCCACGCATTGCCGCAGTGATTGCAGGTGAGTGTCGCGGCCTCCATGAGTCTGCCGCCGGCGACTTGCTTTGGATCAAGACCGAGCTTGATCGCAATATCCGCCGGTATGCCGGGGCTCGCTCGATGATCGATCATCAGCCAGCCCTCATGGCGCTTCAATGACAGGACACGCCGAGTCATGCAGCTCGTCTCCAAAAAATAAGGTAATCGAGTGCTTTGCGGGCACCCGCTCAATCAAGGAAGGGAATCGGCTCGGCTACTCGCGGATGGCGAGTTCGCTAAGCTCTATGCAGCTCGTTGCCGAAATTCGGTAAGGAACTTGCTCTCGCGCGCGCGGCGCTCGCTCTGGAAATCGCGCTCGCGGCGCGTGGGATACTTGGAAATCAGACATGATTGGCCCATCAGGATTGGGGCCGCTGCGCCGCCAGAATCGTACAGTCCTTGCGTCATCGACAGCCAATTCGACGCAGCATTCAACGTCGCAGAGAAGTTTGTCGCTCCCGGGTTGTTGTATTGCAAGCAGTACATTCCTGGCGACGTCTGATAAATGAGCGGAATACCAGATAGCCACGGCAACAGCGACGGGAACGTTGAACTGAAATATGTCGTGCTCGCCGGCAACACAAACAGAATTTCATTGTTGTAATACGTCGAGACTGCTGCCGTCTGCGTCGTCGAAGTCCCCGAATTATTCACGAGATAGTTCGATACGGATGGATCAACGGTCGGGGTACCTTGCCATCCCCTGACGTTGTTTAGCGTCATACTGAAATCAACGCAAGACGTTATTGCAATGTTCGGCGTCGCCGTAACAGTAGGTGCAGCGCCTGCGACGCTCACCTTATAGTAAGCCCCAGCAAACAGATTGGTACCAGAATCCCAGTACGGCGTACCCATCGGCAGATAATTTCCGCTGTTGATGGTATCCGTAACGGCAAAGGGGAATGGGGTGCTGGGCGATTTACCCCACACCAGCGTCACCAGGACATCGCCAGACACTACCGCTTTAACAAACGCCTGCTGATCGGCGTAGGACGGTACCGTTCCAAAATAACAATTACCGTTGTAATCCGCCACCGACAAAACATTGTTTGGGTAAACAATGAACTGAATCGTTGCATAATCGCTCGAATCAGACGCGGTAAAGGTCGGCTGGAAATAACCGCCTGATCCCGACCATTCAGCGATGCAAAAACCCAATCCGTTTAGTGTCCCCGAGTTGCGCGTCGTACTCCCGCCGGCAGCCGGTGTCGGAACCGCGGTCGCGCCTTGGTTAATGCAAAATGCAACGATCAACGCACCTGTCGGAACCGGCATCGATATGCCCTTGACTGCTCCTGCGCCAGTGCCGGGACCGAACTGTAATTGTCCTTGAAAGACGGTGTTCGCCGCGCCACTGTATTCTACAAACAGCCCACCGACCGTATCGCCACCCGTACCGGTGATCGTTATCGCTTGCGAACCCGCAGAAATCGACGGATTCAAAAACGCGTATTGAGCCACTGGATCGTTCATCGACACGTTGTAGGACGGCGGAATTACATTCGTGGAATAACCGGAAGCAACGCCCGTGATCGCATGAGCGGCGTAGTCGAGCGCTATGCCAAAGACGACATCCCCTGCAGTCCCAGTGAAAGACGATCCGGCCGTGCCCGAGGTCGTGCTCCACGGCGTGACATATTGGCGAAACGCAACAGCCATTCAAGCCATCTCCACTTCAAGGCGTGAAATAGGCACAACTGCTTCCGGCGCCGTACCCGCCAGCACCGAATCCGCTGAAGCCAACGTACCAATAATTGTAATTGTCCATATCGCCAGACATCGTGACGACCGTGGCCAATCCGTTAGGCCCTGCAAAGGTGCCCATATTATTCCAAGTTGCGCAGTCGTCGTCCGAGCGCCAGAACCCGAACACGCCATTCACAAAACCGTTAACGAGGATCGCTGGATATCCGCCTCCTCCGGGCTTTGGTTGTCCGAACCCGAATGAACTGACTTGCAATACGTTCGCAACCTGCGTCCATGTCACGCCGCTGTTGGTCGAGCGGTAAAAGTACGCGTCCGACGCAGGCGATGTCTGCGTGGTTCCATTAAACTGGTTAGGACCGGAGCAGTAAAACAGGTGTCCCGCATTACCGGGTACCGACTTTAACTGCGGTGCTAATACACTGGCATAGCTGCTATTACTTTCAATGTACCCAGAGTGCTGCTGCGTCCAACTCGCTCCGCCGTTCGTCGAGACGTAGACACCATTGCCAGCGGAGAGCCCGCTCGCATACAGATAGAACGTATTGGCGGTGACTCTGTCCGCGCATATCTTGCGACAGGTGCCGTTAGGAGTAACGGTGAAGCCAGTCCAACTGCTGATTCCTGAAATCGAAATCTGGGTCCAGCTCGTGCCGCCGTTCGTCGTGTAAGACGGTGCATTATTCCCTGGCACCATGACTAAGATATTGGACGGCGTGCTTGCCGCTATGCAGCCGCCGATACCGAGTCCAACTGGGAGCGACGAAAAGTTAGTCCACGTCGCGCCGTTGTTATGAGAGTAACCGCTAACCCCAGCAGGACCGCTATAGTTGAAAACGATCCCGCAAGTGAACGTTGCATCGCTCGACGCGTAGTCGACCGCCCAGCCAGCGTTAATTCCCTGGTCCGTGACCGGCAGGTAATAGTTCGGGTACGTACCTGGTGTCAGGTAAAAGTACGGTCGATCCCAGCACGCGACCACCGGCCCTTGACCTGGTGGGACGACGATCTCATTCACAACGAGATTCTCAATCCCCACCGACATATCATTCCAGGTGAGCGCGGTGCTGCTAGTCGGGCTCGACGGCACGGTCATCGACCACATGCCAACACCTGTTGAATAATACAACAAGCCGTTGGTCAACGGACTGAATACGGCATTCCCCGACGTTAGATAGAAATCCGTGCCAGATCCACCCGACGTACTCGTTGGGCCGAGCCAGGGTATGTCAGTCGAAACAAGAGATGTGTTGGTGTTTATTCCACTCCAGGTGGCTCCCCCGTTGGAGCTGAAATTCATCTGACTGCCAGAATTATCGACGCAGACTATTTGGTTATTATTGAACGGATTTATGGCGACCGCCTGCACGCCATTGCCGCCGCCGGTAAGAAGGTTCGCCCATGTTCCACCGGAGGCGGTGTACTTCCAAACATCAGCACCGTTACCGGCGCACCAATAGTTTCCAGACGCATCGAGCGAAGCATTCTGCACCGTAGTCGGACCGCTCGACGTGAGTGCCCAACTTGTACCGCCATTCGTCGTAACGTAAACCCCGGTACCTTGGCGGCAAGCATAGATGACTTGAGTGACACCACCGACCTGATTGCTCGCAGGTCCAAAGACGATTCCGCAAATGCCCGCTGTTGTACCCGCAGGGACACTCGAAACCAAGTTCCAAGTCGTACCGCCATCGATTGTAACGTAAAGACCACCACCCTCTACCCCTGCGTAAACGATGTTTGGATTGTTCGGATCGACAGCCATTTTCTGGCCGATCTGAGCGTTACCGTCACTGCCATCACAAGAATGAGTTCCCCATCCGGTAAGCTGCGTCCATGTGGCACCTTGATTGGTGCTCTTAAACATAACGTTCGCAAAATTCATGTAGAGAACTTGAGTATTCGACGGCGCTATCGCGACCTCGTACACCCCGCCCAGACTGGCTTCGATATTTGCCGCGATCCAAGTCGAAGGCATGCTGGTCGGATTGACAATCTGGTTCCAGCTCGAGGTGCCGTAGTTATAAAGATACGCCCCTGACGTATCCGTGCGCCCAATCATCGTGCCATCGGCAGCGACGATGAGACCGCGCACGTAGCCGCCGCCGCCGATTGGAAGAGTCTGCCACCGGGCCAAGTTGGCAGCTTGATTAGCCACCATCGGCGCCGAATATTGGAGGAGGCCCATTTTTGTTCCTCCTCAAAACGCAAAAACCCCGCTCGATGGCGGGGCTTGGGGGTCTGTAAGACCAGACTTGCGCCGAAATATGCCTAGACTGCCGGCAGTTGTAAAGTCCTCCGCTCACGTTTTTGCTGTGTGCGCTCGCGCCAGGTCTTGATATCGGGCAGCAAAACCTGATGCAGAGCCCACTGCGCGCCCGTGAGTCTCTGGCTGTAAGCCGTTCTTTTTAATCCAATTTTGTACCATTTCGCTTCCTGCGCGAGCGACCAGTAGCGGCCCTGCCAAAGATTCTGGTACTCCAGCTGAATTATTTCTCGCAGCCGCTCCGCGAGAGTGGCGATCTTCCCGTCGACCAGGGTGAATTCATCGTCGCTCAAATTCAGGAAGTATCTGCCCTCATGAACCGAGATCACGCCCAAGAGATTGCCCGCCGCGACTGGCGGCGATGGTCCGCGCTCGCCCCTGACCCAAAATGCGTGACCGACTAAAACGAGATCGACGTAGACAGTTTCCTCGCCGCGCTCTTCGATTCTTTCCAGATAGTCGTGCCGTATCGCCATCGAGTTGATCACGAGAGCAAAATTTTCAGTGATCTTCGACGATCGATTTCGTAATCGAAAACCTTGGCGAACGAGCTCATTCTCACGAGATTGTCCAGTGCCGCTGCCTGCTGTTTGAGAAATCCGTCGACATGCTCCGGCACCTGGCGGCGAAAGTAGATCAGTTCCTCATCCGTCATGCTGCGGACCTCTTTGACATCGCCCGCGCTCGTGAGCAGTGAAAACGCCGGCGGTGCACCGGCCGGAAGATCGCTATCACTCAATGGCTCATTCGACTTATCCATGATCTTTGCCCTCCTTTTTCTTCCTAGATATTTCCTCGGCGAGTTCGAGCGCATAGGTCAGTGATGGATCCCTGATCGCAGCGCCGCGATTGAATCGCCAGATGCGTGGAATGACGCGGCCCGGTATTTCGTACACTTGAGGCCTACAGCCAAAGATGACGCGCACCAGGTAGCCGCGGTTATCGAAACGAGACATGGCTGATCGCGAGCAGCGTGACCAGTATCGCCGCGGTGCGCGCGATAATCAGTAAAACGCGGCGGATCCGCAGATAGCGCGGATTTTCTACGGGATACATATCGAAACCTGCCGACGCTGCAGCTCGTAGCGGCACAGATTGTGCGCGATGTTGATATTGGACAGTGTCACCGCCGCCTGCGTGACCGCCTGCTGTGCGGCGATGAGGCCTTGTTGCGCCGTTGTGATCACTGCCATCGATCCGTCGATGTGACGCTGCAGCTCGACATCGGTCATCTCACGCAACGGCCGAAACTTGCCGGTTGACGGATCCGTCAAGCCGAATCGAGCTTCGGCCGGCGGCGGTGCATCAGTGCTGCCATTGATCGGCTTTTCCAATTTGTGTTCGCTCATTCTGCAATCCTGATTTCGATGACCGCGCCTGGCCCTTCGAGCGCCTCGATATCCTCACCGGGAAATACTTTCGCGAGCCGGTCGTAGCCGACCACGCGTGCGTCATCGGCCCACACCCCAGCTTCTGTCAATGCGTCCTCGGTCGAGCGCGCGAGCTTCGAGACATCGGGATATCGCATCGGCCATGTGCGGCGGCGCTTCGGCGCGCTCTTCGGCTTTGGCATCGTGAAGATCATTCGCACGGTGAGTGGACAATCGAGCGGCGGCGAATCGAGTATCGCCATTTTTGCCGCGACCATCACCTTTCTGCGCCAGGGACGAACCTTCTTCGACGATTCCTGCATGTTCGCGTGCTCGCGGCCGTCTTTGCCGGTGATCATCCCGACGAATTTTTTCGAGCCCTGGGGACCTGGTGTGCCATAGACCACGATGCGAAGCACTGAGGCGCCGCTCGCGAAGGATGCGACGTCTGGCATCGACGAGCTGCGCTGAAGGGCATGCACGTCAATTCACCGTCGCGCCATCGCTCGGCTTGCGGCGGCCGCGCGGCTTCTTGTCGGTGCCATTGATCTTGCGCTCGCGCTCGTGCGCCTTCGCGCGTTCCTGCTCCGGCGTGCCGATCGCCGCGGCCGCGCGACTGTGGTCAAGGTCGAGGCCTTCCTGCCGCGCATCCTCATCGTCGTCTTCGTTATCATCGTCGTCGCCTGGATCGCCGATGACCAGCGCCGCACTCGCCGGCTGCGATAAGAATTCATCGAGGCGCGCGAGATCGCCGCTGACATTGGACTTGAGGCATACGATTTTTAAGGAAAGCGCAGTATTACCGCCAGACGTGCGATCGAGTTTCAATCCCTTGAGTTTCGCGTCGCTGAACTCCACCTCGTAGGGCTTCAGGCCGAACGATAATTTCACGTTCGATTCCTTGAACGTGCCTAAGACGCTGAGCGAGCCTAAGCGGTCGGCAAAGATGGGTTCATGCGGCTTGCCTTTGTTCTCGATGTACAGTGCATCCCAGGCGTGTTTGTCGCCGAGCAACTCATTGAGCAGCTCCTTGCCCAGCATGATGTTCTTGAGCGCGATGACTTTCGCTGGGACGCGTTCGTCGGGGCCCATCCTCTGGGTGGGAGTATTTAAATATACTCCGAGCAAGCATCCTGTTTTTGCGATCTCTAGCATTTCGTTTCTCCATTTGCCGGTTTGGAAATTGTGACGGTCATGTCTCCAGCTTTATGAACAGCGAGCGTCGGTGTCTTCAGATCGCGACGGATCGAGGCCGCGACCGCAGGATCAATCTTGTCAGCAAAATCCCGCGCGACCCGTCGCAGCATCAAGCGATTGATCGTGACGATTTTCTCCATGCTGTTCGCCTGCCGAATGCAGGTGTTCGCAACGAGTTGCATGTCGAGCGAGATTTTTTCCTGCGCATCCGCGATGCGATTGAGATGTTGAAAAACCTGGAACACGAGCTCGTGTAAATCGCTGAGTGAGGTTTTCTTGACCGTCATCACAGTCGGCGCCTTCGCCTTCTTCGGTGGCTTCCGTTTGCTCATGTGCGCTTTCCTTCCAGTGGTTCGCCATAGATGCGTTGGAACAACTGTGAATAATTTTCGACTTTGCCGGCCGTGTTGCGCCCGACGATCACGCAGTCCTTGCCGCCCTCGAGGATCGCCTTGCGGAATCGTTCCTTGCGGATCGCAGGATCGGTGACGCCGATGAATACCAGGACGCCGTGATCCTTGAGCCGCCTGGCGAGATAGGACTCGGCGTCGAAGTGCGAGAACTCGGCGGCGTGCTGGCTCATGCGGATCTGCTGACCACACGCCAGAGACGGTTTCCACCACCGAACTGGATGATGTCACCGACTTCATAGGGGTTAGCTGAACGCCAGCTTATCGAAGTCACATCGCCGCCCGGAGCAATAAGATCAATCGCTACAAAGTTTGGATGGGCGCGTCGCAAGGCCTCCTGGTATGCGCGAGTTAAGGCCTCCTGCTCGGCAAACCACCATCCGCCCACCGGCGGCAGAAAAAACTTCCGCGTCGGCAAGAGCAGCGCGGATCCGGCCGCAGCTCCGAACATAGCGAGGAGATCGCGGCGGTTCACGGCGCGACTCGCTTGATGACGCGGCCAACTCGTTCCGAGATGGGCAGCATAACCGGCTGGACCGCAGCGAGTTTAATTGACGTCATGTAAGCCGCGGCCGTTTCGTGCGGATATGGTTCGCGGGAATAGCCGATGGATTTTGCTAAGGCCTTCGCTTCAGCCCAAGCCGCTACATCATTGCTCGGCGCTGGATGATGGCCGTTCGGCTTCGGGGCGGCACGCTCGGTGCGACACCAATTACGCCAGGTCGCATCCCAATCCAGTTTCGTGCCTTTGACCGCGGCGTTCCAATAGTCGCGGAATTTATCCAGGGTCGCGACCGGATCCAGCTGGTGCTTGATGGCGAAAGCCTTCCGGGCATCATTCAAAGCAAAGTCGTCGGGGATGCGCGTCCCGCGCCTCTGATTCTTATTCTGTTTCTTCTGTTTGGTCTGGTCTGGTTTAGCAGCGTTATCGGCGTTACCATCCGTTACACCGGCGTTACCCTTCAGGCCACGATTCTTTGCTTTGAATCTGGCCTGGCGCTCAGCATTGAGCTTTCTCTCTCGCGCCGAGGTTCCGTTATGGTTAACAAAATCAGTCAGTTGTACGTGGTCAGGGTCCACGACCTTAAGCCAATCCCCTGGGAGACTTTGGCAGAAGTTCTCGATCCCGACGAGGTCGTTTATGTCGTCGACCGAGCCACGCAAAAGATCGTTCTCGCTGATGTGTTCATCAGCGTGCAACCACAGCTGCGTGAGTGCGCCTAGCACTAGCGTTATGGTAACGGGCGGTAACGACTTATCAGCGTTACCGGAGATACCTGCGATCTTGCGCACTACCTTTCTAAATCGTAGATCCGACAGCAGCGAGCGCTCGATCTTGATCCAGCCACTCAAGTCTGCGACTCCATCGGCGCCGCGACTTCTTCCGCGCCGTTGTACATTTTCAGCGCGACACAGCGGGAGCATTCTTTGGTGAGCGTGCGCTCAAGTGGGCTCTGATTCCCGCCGCTCCAGGTCGGCACGCCGCGGGCGTTGCGCGCGTATTCGCATCGGCACGGCATCGACTTCAGAGCGAGCGCGAGCCGTGCAGCGATGCGACGCCAGTCAGCCACCAGAGCCATCCTTGTAAAATCTATCGTCCGGTACCGCACAGACGCGCAGGCCTGGTCGGGATATAAACTCCGCCGCCGGAACCCATGGTCGAAACGCGGGTGCACTTAACATAGTTTTGTCACGCACCCCTTATTCCCGGCCGATCCCTGATTTTCCCAGGCGCGGAACCTTTGCCGCTATATGCTGGGCATCATGGACGCGCTTACGCACAATCCGTTCGATCTCACGCTCGATGAAGGCACCGATGTCGATATCGTCTGCCTCACAAATAGCGGTCAAGGCCTCATGAATTTCGGGATCTAACTTCGCCCTAATGTCCTTGCGTTCGAGCGACATGGATTAAGTGAAAACCAAAGAATAAAAAAAAATGCTCATGCCGTGTTACGCAGAAACTGCCAGTCAACATCGGGGCGTAGATCCTCGCAGCGCACCTCCCCTTTCGTCTCCCGCTCGATCGATATCACGAGCTTCTCGCTTAATTGCTGCCCGATGGAAATAGCCTTGCGAAGGTAGCCGACCGATGTCTCACAGCGATTCGCGAACGCGGTCTGCTTTTCGGACGGCAGACTATTCAAATAGACCCGGAGCTTCTCCATGGCGCGGAGCATTACCCAAAGGTAACGTTTCGTCAATACCCGCGGGTCATTTACCTATTGGTAATTGTCGGCAGAATGTCCGTAACGTGACCGTGTATGAACAAAGGCAGAGCAAGGTAGCGGCAATCATCCGCGACAGATTCGGCGACGGCAAAACCCAGTTCGCCGAAGCGACAGACATCGCACCCAGTACCGTCTCGCGCTGGTTTATGAAGGGCGACGGCCATAAAAATATTGGCGAAAAAATTGCCAGAAAAATCGAGAGCCGACTGAAGTTGGGTAAATATTCGCTCGACAGCGATGATCCTGTGCCTATGCCCGTGCCAGAGCGGCGAGCACAGCCCATAATCGGCGACGATCATTTCGCTCGAAAGTTAGCCAGAATCTGGGAAGAACTCCCAGACGACGCCAAAGGACAAATCCTGGCGTTCGCTCAGGTGAGCGCTATAACCAGAGCCGCCGCCGCAAAAAAAGCGTGAACCCATGGACGGGGCCCACGTCAGAAAATAGCTTGCCGCCGTGGAGAGCCCTAGAGCTACTAGAAAAACCAGACGTTGAGTGACCCAAATCCAATTACCTCGGGGTATTGACTTTGATATTACCTACGGGTAATCTCGTCTCCAGTCAGGAGGCGATATGTCCAGTTCCCCGAAACTCTACCGACTGCCCTGCGGCTGTCTTTTCAGCGTTGAGCGCGACACCGAACGGCTTGTCGAGATGTGCACGTGCTGCGCTAAGGAATTCAACGTGCGCCACGAGGCCTCGGCGGCCGAGCGAGCCGCGGCGCGCGAGCGCATCAATGCGCGGAAGTCCGCATGAACGGCCGCCGCGACATCACCGAGCCCGAGACGCGCGTCGGCAATTGCTGCGGCTGTCAGCAGCTCGCTCTGCTCTTCAAGATCCCCGGCATATTCCGATACCGCTGCGCAACCTGCTTTGAAAAGGAAACCGGCTATCGCCATCACCTGACGCCGGCCGCCGCGGTGCCGGCGTGAACGCGCAGATCGCGTTCGTGTTCCCCGCGCGGCGCACTGATCCTGACACATCGCATGCTGCGGCCGCATCAGTGAGGATCAGTCAGCTCGAGGATCTCGTGCTCGAGGAATTATTCAAACATGCCGGCGGGCTGACAACCCGGCAGATTGCCGCGAACTTGAAGCGCGATCTCGTTTCGATTTCCCCGCGCATGAAGCCGCTGCTGATAAAAAACGCGGTCAAGGATTCAGGACTTCGAGTATGCGGACCATCCGGTCGCGCGCAGATTGTGTGGCAAGCAATTGTCTGAAATGGATTTTTATGCGATCAAAAATAATTCTAGCCTTGACACTGGCTCTGATCGGCGTCGCCCAGGCGCAGCAAACCACTTATACGTATTCCGGTCAGGTGATGAGCGGCTCTGGCCCCTACGTGCTGGCAGGCTACGTCACGCTCGCGCAGCCGCTTGCAGCCAACGGTGTGCAGATCGTGACGCCGGTAAATTACTTCATCGCCGGCAATGAGCCCTTGCAGATGACGAACGTCGGCGGACCGCCGCTGGTAGCTCCTGGCAATAATCCATTCTCATTTTCATTCACTACAACCAACGGAGTCATCACGGCCTGGGATATTGAAATTCCAACATCTTCAGGTAACAGCATCGCGCAGGCGAGCATCACGCAACTGGGCGACAGTTATTCGCTGACCACGGCGGAGCCAGATTGTCCGGTTATCCCGTCGCGATGCGTTGAACCTATCATCGCATCGAACACGACGCCCGGAATCTGGATCGTGCCGCCCGCGCCGGTTGCCTGTGCTGCGCCCCCGGCCGCAGCACCAGTACCGGCGCCAACTCCAACTCCGACCCCAGCGCCTGCACCGGCCACCGCTCCGCCAGTCGCAACAAGCACCACGACGATCCACTTTCGCGGCATTTTCGAGGGAAGGCGATGAGAAGCGTCGCGATTGCGCTGGCACTCATTTTGAGCGACTGCGCGCTCGCGCCGAATACCGTGACCCCGCAGTTAACGCACGAATCACATATTTTGCAGCATGAGCCTTTTACGTCTACGCCGACGAATTATTTCGCCAACATCGCCGAGATCGAGGCCCGATGGAAGCTGCCTCACCATTTTGTCCTATCCGTTGCGGACGGCGTGAATCTGGCTCGCTCCTACCCGAACGATCCCAGCTACGGCGAAATCATGGGCCGCACGCGGGAGACATTCAGAGCAAGCATTGGCTATTCATTTGAGGTGAAAAAATGAAAGCCTTCCTCATCTGGTTCGAGTCCTTGAGCTGGCAGCCGGCACTATGTTTCACAGTCGCCGTCGGCATCCTGCTCTGCGTGCTGATCATTCTCGCCGATGTCGGCATCCGAAAGTTTGTCGCCTGGCGCGAGCGCATGCAAATCAAAGAGCGCAAATGGCAGGAGAAAAAGCGCCGGCTCATCGAGGATCTTGAAGCCAAGGCGCAGCCGCGCCGAGCGCCGCGCATTCCGCGGACGATGCGGGACTTTAAGGTGCGGCAGTGAACCGATTGATCAACGCCCTTTGCGTGGTGGGAACGGTGGCGCTAATAGTTCTGGGGGCACCAATATTCCTGATCTGGTGCTGGTTTCATGGCGTTCCTCGCCCGTTCAAAGCATTACGCGATTTTCTTGATGACTTGAGCCGCGAATAACCAATGAGGGATTTAAAGCCATGAGCGCCAATCCGGAGTCCGCATATATCGATCTGGTCGCCGCGAATCGGGAGATTCCGACCGATATCTACAAGCTGCTGCAGGCCTCGATCGACATTATTGAGAAGGACAATGAGATCGAAGCGCAGGCCCACGAGATCGCGCGGCTGAAAAATGCCCTCGCCATTGCCGAGCGCACCGTCGCAATTCTCCAGTGCAAGCTGCAGCGGCGCACGATTCCGTTTGATCAGCGGCCGGCATTGCTCAAGCCGCAGGCCGGTTGATGGTCGCGCAACTCCTAGAGGTCACCGAGGCCGCATATCACGCGGATCCCTGCCCCTCGCCATCCCTCTCCCAGTCGATCGCGCACACGCTGATCACCCAGTCGCCGCGCCATGCGTGGCTTGAGCATCCGCGCCTGGGCGGCAACGTCGAGCGTGTCTCGACAAAGGCAATGGATGAGGGCGCGATCCTGCACAAGCTGCTGCTCGGCGCCGGCGCACAGTTTGAAATGGTCGTCGCCGATGACTGGCGCACGAATGCGGCAAAGGATGCGCGCGCCGCGATCGAGGCCGGCGGCAAGATCGCGATTCTCGCGAAGAACTTCGAGAAGCTGCGCACCGCGGCGGATCGCATTTTCAAGAATGCAGCGAATCAAGGATTCCCATTGGGAGGCCGTTCCGAGATCGCGATCCAGTTTGTCGATTACGCCGACCAGATCAAGCGCGAGCGGCCGGTCATGTGCCGCTGCCGCATCGACCAGATTGCAGCCTCGCATGCTTTCACTATTTACGACGTGAAGAAAGTCAGGTCGGCGAATCCGAGGGACATCGCACGCTGCATCGTCGAATTTGGCTACGACATTCAGGGTCACGCATACACGCTCGCCTATGAGCAGCTCTACCCGGAAGCGCTCGGCCGTTCTGACTTCGTGTTTTTATTTTGCGAGACAGAGCCGCCATACGAAGTCGTCGCGGCGCGCCTCGATGGCTATCACCGCGAGATCGGCAAGCGGCGCTGGGAGAAAGCAGTTTTCCTGTGGGATAAACTTTTGACCGAAGGCAGCTATCCATGGCCGGGATATGCCGACGGCGCGATCGTCTTGATCCCGCCGCAATACGTGATCAACCAAGAACTGGGAGATGAAGCAGCATGAGCAGCAACAGAGCGGAACGGCAATTCGAGATCGCGCCAGCCGAGCGTCGCAGCGTCGGGCTTCTCATCGGCTTGGTCGCTCCATCAAACGCAGGCAAGACATACAGCGGCTTGCGTCTGGCGACCGGAATCCAGCGCGTCTGCGGTGGCGATATAGATGTGATCGATACCGAGAACGGTCGCGCCCTCTACTATGCGGACAAATTCAAGTTCAATCACTTGCGCTTCGGCTCGCCATTCTCGCCGCTTGATTATCTAGACGCGATCAAATTTTGCGCTAAGCGCGGCTCGAAAACGATCATGGTCGACTCGATGAGTCACGAGCATGAGGGACCGGGCGGCGTGCTGGAATGGCATACCGCGGAAACCGAGAGACTTGCTGCGCGCTGGAAAATCTCGGAGGAGAAGGCGCAAATGGCCGCATGGAAGCCGCCGAAGGAAGCGCGGCGGCGCCTCATCAACGAGATGGGACAGCTCAACGTCAACCTGATTCTGACGTTCCGCGCCAAGGAAAAAATCAAGATGGTCGCCGGCAAGGATCCGCAGACCTTGGGCTGGCAGCCGATCTGCGGCGATGAATTCATGTACGAGTGCGTCTTGCAATGCCTGCTGCTGCCAGGAGCCAAGGGGCGGCCGACATGGCAGGGGGAAACCAAAGCCGAGGACGCGATGATCAAGCTGCCGGAGCAATTCCGCGACATCTTCGCGAAGAACGACGGCCAATTGAGCGAGGACATTGGGGAGCAACTCGCACGCTGGGCAGCCGGCGGGGTGCGCAATGCCGAGGCCGACGCAATGATCGCGGATTACGCCAAGGCTGCGAATGCCGCGGAACTTTCCGCGCTTGAAAAGCGCCGCGAGGCAATGTGGAAAAAGACTCCGCCGGCCGATAAGGAGCGTCTCAAGGAGGCAGCGTCCGCTGCAAAAACGCGCGTGACACCACCGCCGGCCGAGATCGCGGGGCCGGCCATCGCGCTCGACCAGGCCACCATGATCCGCGATCACCTGCGCGAAGACAAAATCGATACCAGTCTCTTTTGCGCTGCCTTCGAGATCGGCGATGTCGAGCAACTACCGCTCGAAAATTACCGCCCAGCGCTGATCTGGATTGAGGACATGGTCAAGCGGAGGGCGTCATGAGCATCTCCGCATCAACCGGCCTGCGCGCGATCGCGCTGACGGACATCCAGCTATCCACGACCGGCAGCCAGGCCGAGCGGCGCAAGCACTTCGATAAGGCGGCCATGGCCGAACTTGCCGGCAGCGTCAAGGCGCATGGCGTGCTGGTGCCTGTGATCGCGCGGCCGGCAAATGGTCATTTCGAGCTTGTCGCTGGCGAGCGGCGCTACCTCGCCGCCAAGCAGGCGGGCGTCGCGGCCATTAATGCCGACGTGCGCACGCTCACCGACGAGCAGGTCCTCGAGATCCAGCTCATCGAGAACCTGCAGCGCGAAGGCCTGCACGAACTCGCCGAGGCCGAAGGGTACGAAGCTCTGCAGAAACTTGGGCACTCGGCGGAGGAAATCGCAGATAAGGTCGGTAAGTCCAAAGGCTATATCTATTCGCGGCTCAAGCTCTGCGGCCTGGTGAAGGCCTCGCGTACCGCGTTCTATGACGGAAAACTAACCGCGTCTACTGCTCTGCTGCTGGCACGCATACCGCTAGAGAGCCTGCAGACGGAAGCTCTGAAAGAAATCACGAAGAAGACTTACGGCGACGAGATCATGTCGTTCCGCGAGGCGGCGCGCCACATTCGCGATCATTACATGACCGACCTCGGCGGTGCGGGGTTTCCGACCGAAGACCTCGACCTGGTGCCGGCGGCCGGCGGCTGCAATGCATGCCCGAAGCGTACCGGCAATCAGGCCGAACTCTTTGGGGACGTCAAAAGTGGGAACGTATGCACAGACCCGGTCTGCTTCAAGGCCAAGCGAGAGGCCTTCGCGGTCCGCGAGATCGCGAAGGCCGAGGAGGCCGGCGGCCAGGTCATCACCGGTAAAAAGGCGAAAGAGATATTCCCCTACGACGGTAGCTCGCCGCGCGCCGGCTTCGTGAGCCTCGACTATCGGCCGTATCAGGACCCAAAGAACCGCACCGCCCGCCAGCTGCTCGGCAAGGACTACGTACCGATTCTGGTCAAGAAGCCCGAGAGCGGCGAGCTGGTCAAGGTCGCGCCGGAATCCGCGATCAAGACCGCGCTGAAAGATGCCGGCGTGAAGCTGAGCAGCTCGTCGAGCGGAGACCGAACGCAATCGGCCGCGGAGAAGAAGGCCAAAGCCGAGCGCGCGTTCCGCCAGGCGCTGTTCGCCAAGGTCCGTGAAAACTACCCCGCCTCATTGTCACGATCCGACTGGAACGACCTGGCGATCGCCATGCTGCACGAGATGCAGCAGGAGACCTGCAAGCATCTATTCAGCCTATGGGATTGGAAGCCGGCGAAAGAGCAGTACGGCAACGGCAATTATCGTAAAGCGGCCGCGGCCTACATTCCGCAGCTATCCGGTGCCGAGATGTCGAAGCTGCTGTTCGATTGCATTTTCGTCAGCGAGCTATCGGTCTCGACCTGGTCGAACGCGAAGCCGACCAAGCTGTTCGCGGCCGCAAGGCGATTCAAGGTCAATGCCGAGCAGCTGCGCCGCACGCTCAATGGTGCGCAGATCCCGAAGGCGAAAGCCTCCAAGAAATCCACTAAGGGGAAATAGTTACATGAGCCGATTTACGAAAATAGGCGCCGCCGGCGCGAAACTCGCGAGTGAGGCCACCGAGTGGGCTGCTGTCCTCGATAATACGACCCAGCTCATCTGGACCGTCAAGGAAACCGGGCGGCTCACTTGGAAGAAAGCCCAGACCGCAGTCAAGAAGCTCAAGACCGCGGGGTTTGAGGACTGGCGCTTGCCGACCGTGGAGGAGCTCTTTCTCCTGGCCGATCGCACCAAATATTCACCGGCGATCGATACCGCATTCTTTCCGGATTGCAAATCCGAATGGTATTGGACCAGCACACCGGCAGCGTACTCGCCGGGCGTTTACGCCTGGAGTGTCGACTTCAGCCTCGGCAATGCCGACTGGAGCCACCAGGCCAACGGCTATTTCGTCCGCGCGGTGCGCGCCAGTCAGTCATAGGTTTTTTGGGATTCTTCAGAAAAAGGGGAAATTGAATGTCGGTCAATCCATCTAGGGTCACGCTTCATATAGAAGCGGAGACGACGAGAGACCTGCTCGCGGCGGCGTCAGATCTATGCCAGGGCCACGCGAAGCTACCAGAGGCAAAGCTGCAGGTCCTCGAGATCCCCGCCGGTCCGCGCTTCCATATCGAAGGCGACACCGTCCTCGATCGCACCACGGGCCTCATGTGGTCACGTGAAAGCGTACCGGGCGGAACAATGAAATGGGCGCCAGCGCAGGAGGCCTGTAAAGCACTGAAACTCGGCGGCCAGTCCGATTGGCGTCTGCCGACAATCCGCGAGCTGCTCACCCTGGTCGACTACGATCGGCATGATCCAGCGATCGACACCGACGCCTTTAAATGCGAATCGAACTACTACTGGACGTCGACGCCGCTCCACAGCTCGCCGGGCGTTTACGCCTGGGGTGTCAGCTTCGGCCTCGGCCATGCCGACTGGAGCGCCCAGGACTACGGCACTTACGTCCGCGCGGTGCGCGCCAGTCAGGGCTTTGACCTTTGGCACGCGAAATAGATAGATGAGCTACACGCTGCCGCCCATCGTGAAAGCTGCGGAGCGCCTCTTGCTCGAGATCGAGCAGGCCGTTCGCAGATTTCCGCGGTATCACAAATACACGCACGGAACGCGGCTACGCGAGCAGGCGATGGCGATCGCGCAGCTTACGCATCGAGCGTGGCGCGATCAGGCACATCGCGGAATGTGGACGACGAAGCTAGTTTGGGCGATCGATGATCTGAAGCTAAGCCTGCAGCTGGGCAAGCAAATCGAGGCCTTCGTAAGCTTCGCGCAATTCGAAATGCTGGCGCGCCTATGCGCCGAGCTGGGCAAGCAGTGTGGAGGGTGGCGAAAGCAGCAGCACCGAGACAGCCAGAATGGAGCCGGCGATCGCCGGCAACAGCGAGCTGAGATACTGAGTTCCCAAGCCGCCCCTGTGGCAAATCCATGATGAAGCCGTGCCACCAAAGCGGTCGCGCGGCTGGGTCAAAAGCGCCTGGGATAACAGCGTACTCGCCGGGCGATTACGCCTGGAATGTCAACTTCAACAACGGCAATGCCAACTGGAACAACCAGGACAACGACAATTACGTCCGCGCGGTGCGCGCCAGTGAGTATCACGGTGAACCCAATTTTCGCGCCCTCCACGCGGCTTGGCGACGAGCTCGGCGCGGCAAGAAGCCGAGCCCCAATCAGCTGACATTCGATGCGCAATGGATCGATGGGCTCCTGGGGCTCGAGCGACAACTGGCCTCAAGTACCTGGCAACCGCGGCCGACGACCTGTTTCATCGCGACCGCGCCCAAAGCCCGCGAAATCCATGCGCCGGACTTCGCGGATCGCATCGTGCATCATTGGGTCGTGCCGCAACTAGAGGCCATCTACGAGCGGACCTTCATTTTCGACAGCTTCTCGAATCGCCGCGGCAAAGGGACGCACGCCGGCGTCGATCGCCTGCAGGCCTTCATGCGACAGGTTCAGAGCGGCCAGGGCGGTGGCTGGTATCTGCAGCTAGACATCAAGAACTTCTTCAATCGGATCCACCGTCCGACACTCTACGGCCTGCTGAAGGCCCGGATGGAGCGGCATGGCCTGTCGGTAGAATGCCAGCGCACTGTACACGCCCTGCTGCGACGATCGCCGCTCGAGGCCGGCGTCACGTTCGCTTGCACATGGCAGGAACGCGCGCGAGTTCCACAGCATAAACGCCTGGATCAGGCTCCGGCTGGCTGCGGCATTCCGATCGGCAATCTCTCGAGCCAATTCTTCGCGAACGTTTACCTCGATCAGCTCGACCAATTCGTAAAGCGAACTTTGCGTGCGCCACGGTACCTGCGATATGTCGATGATTTCGTCTTAGTCCATGAAAGCCGCGAGCAGCTCCAAACCTGGTTGGTCGAGATTGAGAGGTTCTTACGCGATGCGCTCAAGCTTGAGCTGAAGGCCGCAATCAAACTGCGCCCGTTGGAATGCGGGTGTGATTTCTTGGGCTACATGATTTATCCGACGCACGTTGTTGTTCGCCGGCGTGTCATTGGACATTGTTGCGCCAAACTTCACGATTGGCAGCGCCGTCATATCCGCTATGGCCGCGTCGTGGCCAACCGCGAGGCCTTAGATCAGCTCCGATCAGTCTGCGCGAGCTATGGCGGTCATTTCTCCCACGCTCAGAGTTGGCGATTGCGCAGGCGCATCGACAAGCGATTCCAATGGCTGCGGAGCTTGGATCTATGAGCTTCGAGGAAGACACCACTGAAGCCCATGAGCGGCGCATTACGCGCTGCTCTTCATGCCGCGCTCGTATCATTTGGTTCAAGACGGAAGCCGGTCGGAATATGCCGGTCGATGCGGACACGGTCGAGCCGCAGGACGACGAATACGATCCGCCGCGGCACATCTCACATTTTGCTACGTGTCCAAACAGCGCGCAGCACCGGAAACCCCGTAAATGAAGCCGCGCCCATTTCACCAACGATTTCTGAATGCCTTCTGGCTGTTCCGCGACGTCGGAATCGGCCGCTGGGAGTCGCTGCGCGGCGCTTGGGCTGTGGCGAGGGCGAGATGACGACAATCGTTGATCGATCTAAAACCGTGACCAGATTCGCCATGAGCCTTTGGAACGCCTGCGGATTATGGCCGGAGGAATTCGCGTTCGGCCTTAATCGCCAGCTGACATTCGTGCGCGTCGAGGACTACGAACGGCTTGAGAATGCCCTGCGCGGGCTCGTTGCCCTACGCGATGACGCCGATAAGAGATTGATCGAATTCAATCCCTACGATATTGAACTGGTCAATCGATGCACAAAGGCATGGGACGATGCCCGCAAGGCGCTCGCGCCATGATCCTCCGTACCTGCATCGGCTGTGGCTGCGATGACGAGAATGCCTGCAGGGACGGCTGTCATTGGGCACATGAAGCGGAGAACGCACCGCTAGGCATCTGCTCAAGTTGTGCCGATGAGATCGAAGTCGACGAGCTGGAAGGGGCAGCGCTCGATTGGCGGCGCGATTATGAAGGCACCGATGATGATGACTCGTGCTTGATCCTGCCCGGCGATCCGGAGTTCGACGACACCTTAAGGAGATAGCTGATGGCTGAACCATGCAAAAAGTGCGGCGGTACGGATTTCACGCCGAAAGGCACGTGCAAAGCCTGCAAAAAGCGCATGAACGATGCGTACCGCGCGAAGGCCATGGGGGGGGGTAAGACGGTGAAGGGCAAGCGCAAGAAGGCCTCGCCGAAGGCGGCAACCACGCCGGCTGCGGAGCTGGTCATCGATGCGTGCTTTGGCCTCAAGGCCTCGATCGATGGGGATTATCTGAAGGTTGAGCAAAGCGACGCTGAGGGCAACGTCGACACGCTGATGCTCTCGCGCACCGAGGCGCGGCAGCTGATCGTCAACTTTTCCAAGTGGGCGGGCGTGTGAGCGAATTCAAGCGCGCGGCACTTTTAGCTTTGGAATGCGAGATGCAATCGCTCGTATCACGGCGTCACGGGATGATCGCCGCTAATAATCTCTGCGCGATGCAAAACAAGATGCCGACCTACGGGCCTGAATGCTTCGAGGAAAATGCGCGCTATTTTCTCGCTCTTGCACCGAATAAATACGAGTTCGGAGAATGATTACATTTCCCAAAGCTGCGCTCGCACAGCATATCGCTGTCTTAGGCAAGACAGGCAGCGGCAAATCCTACGCGGTGCGCGGCATCGTCGAAGGTTTGCTCGAGGAGAGCGCTCGCGTCTGCATCGTTGATCCGACCGGTGCCTGGAATGGATTGCGATCCAGCGCGACCGGCAAGAGCGGCGGCTTTCCGGTCATCATCTTTGGCGGTGCGCATGAAGACCTCGCGCTGGCCGCCCAGCATGGCGAGGCGATCGCGGAAGTAATCGGCACATCCTCGACGCCGGCGATCATCGATACATCGCTCATGAAGATCGGCGAACGCACGCGATTTTTCGCGGACTTTGCCGATGCGTTGATTCGAAAGAACAAAGGGCCGCTGCATCTGGTGATTGACGAGGCGCATTTATTCGCGCCGCAAGGCAAGGTTAACGATCCGCAGTCCGGGGCCATGTTACACGCGGCGAATAACTTGGTGAGCCTTGGTCGTTCCCGCGGACTGCGAATCATATTGATTACGCAACGCCCCGCCAAGCTGCATAAGGATAGCCTGACCCAGATCGAGACTCTAGTCGCCATGCGCTTAATCGCACCGCAGGATCGCAAGGCCGTCGAGGAATGGATCAAGGATAACGCCGACGAGAAGAAAGGCCGAGAGATCATCGAATCACTGGCAACGCTCAAGACTGGCCAGGGTTGGGTATGGGCACCAGAGATCGGCGTGCTGGATCGGATCAGTTTTCCAAAGATCAAGACCTTTGATAGCGGGCGCGCGCCAGACGGCAGCGAGACTACCGGCCAGGTCTTGGCGCCGATCGACAAAGACAGCGTCGCCGCCAAGCTGCAGACCCTCAAGGCCGATGCACTCGCCAACGACCCCGCAATCCTCAAGCGGCGGATCGCGGAGCTGGAACGCCAGGTCAAGACGGCGCCGATCTCGCCCGCGCCCGCCGACACATTGGAACTGGAACGGCTCTGCTATGACGCTGGGCACTCGGACGGCTTCAAAAAGGGCCAGGAACACATCGTAGATCAGCTGGAAGTGTTCTACACGAGTCTGGATAGCTGGATAGCTAACGCGCCAAAGCCGCCTGTTTTCAAGATCGATGCGACGCCGGTAACAACCAGGTTAAAACCAGGTAATAACCCGGTGCCGAAGCTGCCTCACACGCCGCTGTCGCGCGAGCTGCAGAGACGCGGGCCCGTGCTGGGCAGACTGAAATCCAACGGCCATGCCGTCAAGCTGCCGCCCGGCGAGCTCGCCACGCTGACCGCGCTCATTCAATTTCCCGAAGGCCTGCAGCGCGGCCAGCTCACCGTACTGACGCAGTACAAGCGATCCAGCCGCGATGCCTACATTCAGCGGCTGCGCGAAAAGGGATTCCTCGAGACCGCCGGCGACACGGTGAAAGCCACCGCTGAGGGCGTCGCGGCGCTACCCGACGCGGCGCCGCTGCCTACGGGCGTTGAATTGCAGCGGCATTGGCTCGATCGCCTGCCTGAAGGCGAGCGCAAGATTCTGGCGGCGTTAATCGACGCATATCCGATGACGGTGCAGCGCGACGCGCTCACCGAGATGACCGGCTATGCCCGCTCATCGCGTGACGCCTATCTGCAGCGTATGCGCGCCAAGCAATTATGGACCGAGCCGAGCCGCGGCGAGATGCGGGCGAGCGAGGATCTTTTCTAATGGAGCAAGGAGATTCAATCATGAACGCAGAAAAAATAGAAGAAGCGCGGAATGAACTATCCGATTGCATCCATACTTTCAACTGCGAGGGCGTTGATGCTTTAAGCATGCCACTGTTCGAGAGACTGACAGAAATCCTTGACCTATTTGATAAAGCTATTGATGCCGCAGAGCAACCGACGACCATGGAAAATGACCCAATGCCGCAGCGAGCGGATCTTCGTGGTGATCGAATGCGCGACATTGAGTATGAGATTGCCGAGAGAGACTACCAAAAACGCCTAGCGATTTGGCGTGCTCGGCAGTTCCCGACTGAACTTTTGGAGGGCGGATGATCCAAATAACGCCGATAGGCCATTCGCTGGATCTTCGATGCGAGGTGACTGTACGCATCGCTCTCGGTTGGGACTATGCTCGATGGTATGGGCTAGAACCCATGCCGTGCAAAATCGTCGATATCCGTCTACAAGAGGACCCGCAGAACAAGACCGGAGGTGGCACATCGGTCCAACTGATGGTGATATTTCCGGATCTCGAGACGCGCGATAGATTCATTCACTCTCGCGCCCCGGAAATCCAAGACGAAGGTCCGTTTATTCAGACTTGCGAATTCTGCGGCTACACGCGCTCGATGTGGCGCGTATGTCCGAACGGCTGCAATACGTCGGAGCTGCTCAAGGCGCAACGGAGCGCCGCCTAAATGGAAGCGGCGCTATCGATATAGGAAAAAGATCTATGAAAGTATGTTCAAACTGCGGTGGTTCGCACTTTGTCGAGTACAAGCGAGTCAAGATTGGCGAGCATGTCTGGCTGATCCGTATCGACAGCAGTCGTTTCTATGCCAGGCTGGAGGGCGAAAGCAACGAACGGCAAATTCTTGAATTTAAGCACGACGACAATCCTGCATACGCGCTCGCCCAACATCTTTTCAATTTGCTTGTGGAGTCGGGCTAATGAAGTTCGACGACGAATGGTTCCGCCAGCATCGCCGCGACAGCTACATCAAGATGGCAATTGTCATCGGTCTGATGTGTCTCAGTCTTTTCGGCATGTTCGTTGTGGGGCTCAAATGACATCTAAGCGCTACATCAACCAGGATGATCTGTACGATGCAGCCACCGGCAAGCTGTGCGATGAAGCCTACACTGGCGAGCTGTGTGGCGTGGAATTTGTGAAGGCCTCCGACTACGACGCGCTCGCGGCTGAGCTTGATAAAACCATGGTGCTTCACGGGCAGACAATCGCTGAGTGTTCTGGATATGTGCATCGCATTCGCGAGCTCGAAGACGAGCGCAAAACATGGCTGCACGTCGAGGCGAACGAAGCATGGTTCGCCTGTCTGAAATGCGGACTCGCCGCGCGCCGGCCGCGCGATAGCATCACCTTTACCTGCAAACACTGCAACGGCGCGGATCCGGGCATCGGCGTTCAGGGCAGACTCAACGAAATCGAGGCGATGCTCGAAGCGCACCTGATGCAATTTCTCGAAAATCATAAATATGATGCGCCACCGCCGGACACTTTCGCGGAAGCGATTCAAAAATGGTTGATAAAGGGACAGCGGGAAAGGGCTATGGCAAGGACTGCACCATGAGCGACGAGGAACCAGAATGCCCGAACTGCGGCTCAATCAGTTTCGATAAGGGGGCTGCCGGTGGGCATTCGACGGCGCTGGTCGGTGAGCAGACATTCCGCTGCAGGGGCTGCGGTCTGTACTTCACGCGCGCGCAAATCTGCGGTGATAACTTTGAGTGGAATGGCGAAGTGATTCGGCCGACAGAATAACGTGACTGAATATCGCACCATGAATCTTGCCGAAGCGGCTGAATTCCTTAAGATTCACCCAGATACGCTGGCGGCCAATGCCCGTGATGGAAAAATTCCAGGTGCGAAAATCGGGCGCGCATGGGTATTCTTGCCGGACCAACTACGAGAGCACGTTATAAAGTGTCAATCTACCGCCGCAAGGGAAGTCCGCACTGGTGGGTCAACATCTCAATCGCTGGGCGAAAGACTCGCCGCACGACGCGCACAGATGACCGCGGGGAAGCGAAGGCTTTCGAGGAACGCGAGCGCGCCAGGTTGTGGCGACTCAACCAGCTCGGCGACCGTTCTGCCGTTCGCTGGGCCGAAGCAGCGGCGCGATGGCTGAACGAAACCACAAAACGCAGCAAATCTAAGGACGATCACATCTTGACGTGGTTCGCAGCGCACCTGGATGACGAGCCATTAAGTGCGATCGACAGAGACGCGATTGAGCAGCTGCGGGAGATGGGGCTCGAGGAAGGTAAAAGCAAAGCGACGGTGGACCGGCACATGTGCGTGCTGCGCGCGGTGTTGAGGAAGAGTGCGAGAGAGTGGGGATATCTGGAGGCGGCGCCGAATGTGCCGATGTATGCAGCGCCGGTGCCTGAGCCGCGATGGCTCACCCGGGGCGAGATGGCGAGACTGCTGAAGCAGCTGCCGCCGCATCTGAAGTTGGCGGCCGAGTTTGCGGTCTATACGGGCCTGCGCATGCGTTCGCAGTTGCAGCTCACCTGGGACCGGATCGACTTCACGAACAAGCGGCTCTGGATCCCAGGCGATCAAATGAAAGGCGCGCGGGCGCACGGCATTCCGTTGGCGGCTACCGCAGTAAGGATCCTTCGCGAGGCGAGGAAGTTGAATCCCGCCGGCGATCGCGTGTTCCAGTACGAGGGCAAATCGCTCGATGACTGCAACACCAGGGCGTTCCAGAAGGCCGTAGAGCGGAGCGGCGTGGGGCCGCTGCGATGGCATGACCTGCGCCACACCTTTGCAGCATGGGCAATTCAGGACGGCGTTACGCCCTATGAACTGATGTTGCTCGGCGGATGGAAAACATACTCGATGGTGATGCGGTACGCGCATCTTGCGCCCGATCACCTCGCCGCGGCGGCGGCCAAGATAGGCGCTAGGAGGGTGACAAACAGGGCACAGCGCCGGAAGGCCTCCGGCGCGTAAGTCATTGAAAAGATGGTGGAGGAGAAGGGGATCGAACCCTCGACCTTCGCATTGCGAATGCTACCACGGTAGTCGAATCGAGCGAAATCAAGCACTTGCCGACTGGCTAAACGACCTAAAAGGGTCTAAAACGGCCACTCAATAGCACGAACAGGGCACAGCAGGGATGGGGAGAAACAATGAGAATTCTAGTAGCGGTGGTATTGGCAGGGATTCTGGCGGGATGCGTCAGCTCAGGTACGAAGGTCACTCAATCGCAGATGTCAGCCTTCCAGGTCGGCAAGACTACGGAGACCGAAGTGATCGCGGCATTTGGAGCCCCGAACAGTACATCGGTGCTGTCCGACGGATCGAAGGTCGATGTCTACGTGCACGTCTCCGCCCATGCGAACGCAGCGAGCTACGTGCCGATAGTCGGTCTATTCGCCGGCGGCGCAAAGAGCAGTAGCGATACCGCGGTGTTCAGCTTCGGCCCCGACGGCCTACTCAAGTCCACGAGCAGCAACACGGCGCACAGCGACGTAAATACCGGCCTCGCGAATCAGAAGTGATTTTCGTGCGCACCTGGCCGGGGAACACCCCGGCCAGGGCGGACGTCATGTTCGGGGTCTCGAATGATCCCACGTGGCAGCGGACGGACGGTCTACATCTCGACTCCCCGGTTTGAGCAGCCTACCGCGCTACCCTCCGTCGGCCCTCGTAATCGGCCGTGGCCCCTTTGCACCGTCAGTCAGGGGCAAGATTGCTTCGATCACGCTGCCTGCAGTACATCACCGTCAACAACCCCTTCTCGGTGGTGGCAATGCAGTGAGGCGGACGGATTGTACGCCAGACTTATTTGATCTCGCCAGCAGTTATGTAGCCATGCCAATGGCCCGACGCGCTGGCATCGAGAGATGGCGTCACGCTCATCGTCGCGAAATCATCGCTGGTTCGATTCCAAGCAGAAGTCGCCCGACAGTCGACGACATCGTGATATGCCCCCTCGGTCGGATCCGGGTGAGCCAAGTCTTTCAATGCCTCATAGAAAAGCGCGCGCTCGCCACGCGAGCCCCGCAGCGGCTCGATCGGGAAATCATCTGGCAGGCGCGGCAGAGTGGCAGCCGCGACGAAAAAACAGGTCAGCCAGGTATCGCCTTTGCTGGCGCAATGTGGACAGAGAAACATGATTGCGATGCGGGCGCCGTTATATTCGAGCCAGCGCGGCTTCAGATCGGTGAGCCTCACTTCGGCACTTCCCGCTGATCAAGATGCCACTCGCCGGCGGTCAGAAAACCGTGCCACAGCTCGATATTCGTTTTGCCATGGTCCTGGCTCGTCGAGATCCTGATGCTTGGCCGCGCGCTGATCGATCCGTCGGCGTGTACCGTGATCTGATGCCCGTGAAGATTTGCTGTGTGCCCGTTGGGCGAGCATGCGAGCCACATCGGATAATGCTTCGACCAGTCGAAATCGGTGCGCAGCGGCGAGCCGTTCGCCATGCGCTTTGGATCCACAAGCACATAATCGCCGGGCTCGAGTTTGTCATTGAACCAGCCATTCTCATCAGGCTGTACGCGTCGGCCTTTCATTTCGATCTCCGATTCAGCGGGTCAAATATTTCTGCCGATGTAAAACTGCCCCCAGCTCTCGACCTTGCCAGGCGTGAACCAATCGCTGTGTCCCCACACCATCGGCTCGCCGGGCGTAGCGCCGCAATTGAAGTTCGGGATGGTGGGATCGGTGCCGTCGTAGCCGGCGTGCCCGAGCTCGCCCCACACTTTGTCGACCAGACCCAGTTCCTGTTCGACTTTGGCGGCCTCGGTGATGTCATCGCCCTGGTTCCAATAGACATCGATCCGCGGAACGCACGCTGGCCGCACGATGTCTTGCTCGAGGGCGCCATTGATGAACGATGCGCCGGCGAGCTGCGGACACTCCGGCCGGTTCATGATGTCGTAGCAGATCGCCGCGCCGTTGGAATGCCCGATGAGCCTGTCGCCCTCTTTCAGGAAAGCAAGCAGACAGCCAACGATGATGGGATTGACGAACTTGGTCTCAAGGCTCGCGATCCAGCCGTAGTCCGGATAGATGACCTCGAAGGCGGCCGCCTGCAGGATGGGTATTAAGTTGCGAACCGGCGATGGGCCCTCGGTGTGAATGCCGTGTACGAGGATGACTCTCATGAGCCCTCCCCTGCATGATTGTCGTCCCAGCTTCCGAAGCCGGTCAGCGCGGGCTTAAGCGTCTCGCGCACTTTCGCCAGGTGTTCATCCGGCAGCGGCTCGTGAATCTGCAGGCCTTTGGCCGCGATATCCTTTTTGATGGTGATGAAGGCCTCGGCCGCACCTCCGATGTTGTCGAGAATCTCGCAGAGCATCAGAAACAGACCGACGGTCATGATGGCGCCCT